TGATCCAAATGCTTGCCTTGTTCTGATACTGGCTTTATCTTTGAGGCCAAACTTGATCTCGCCAGACTTGATTCTGTTAATGAAGTTGTTGGCATCAGATGCTAAATTTGTTGCGGCAGTTGCAGTCCCATAATCTGCTTCTTCATCTTTTGCAAGATAACTTGGCAATGGCTTGCTTCTAGCAGTTTCTTCTTTACGTTTTTCTGCATCCAACTTCAGTTGTTGTTGGAAGGCGGCATTTTGTTCTTGCAACCTTAACTGTGCATTTTGGATAGCCAATGACTGCTGAGTATTTGCCAATCCTTGTGATTTAAAAGCATTCAATTGTTCTTGTTGAGTTTTAATCGTAGCTTGATTTTGCTCAAATTGGTTGATTCGCTGAGTCATTTCAGCCAATTCTTTAGTTTTTGCATCAACCTTTTCAGGATCAAGGATGCCTTTAGAAAGGCTATCTGAATATTGTTTAGCAAGTGTTTTAACATTCTTTGGAATGGTTTCGTCTTGAAGAAATACATTAAATGGATTTTCTTCTTGAACGCCCATTGCACCGATCCTGCGGAGATCAGGAATAACTTTAGCCAACTGAGAGATTGCCGCTTGTCCTTGTGGGAATGATAAAAGTCTATTCTTCACTTCTTCATTGACGCTACCATCTGGGTTTTTCAGTTGAGTTATTAAGTTTTGAGCAATTCCCTCAAGACCTTGGGTTTGCATACGTTGACCACGTTGAGTCAAATAATCCTCATTCTTCATGGCTTGCATTCTGGCTTGTGCACCTTGCTCACGGAAAGCATAGGCAGCTTCTGCATCACCACTTTGTAATGCCATTTGAGCAGCTTGAATATATGAGTCCGGATTGCTTGGATCAACCATACCAAGCAATTGTTGGCGTTGCGTGATGCGCTGAAGTTGAGGGTCTTCTATACCCAAAGCACCCGCAAAGCCACGGCCTAGCTGACCAACACTTGCCTGTAGTCCTGCTTGAGCCGCAGCACCTGGCGACAGTCCTGCTAACTCAATCCCTCTTTTCAGGTCTTGGTTGTACTGTTGGGTTTGATACGCTTGTGGAGTCAAACCAAAAAGACCTTCTACTATATTTGCCATGATGATTCCTTACAAGAATAAGCCAAGGTCTTGATTACCATAAGCTAAACCAGTTCCAAAACCAGAAGAGCCTAAACCTGTTCCACTAAATGCTGATTGCAGTCCGCCACCAAGCAACCCGCCAATTGACTGACCAAACATTGCATTCGGATTTCCTGCCGCAATCAATCCTTGAGCCGTTAGGTTTCTAGTTGCATCAGCACCAGTAGCAAGTGCGACACTTTGACCAGCACCTGTCAAACCTAAACGACCCACATTAGCACCTGCTTGAGCAGATTGTTGAGCAAGAGTTGCACCCATTTGCAATGGTTGTTGTGCCAACTGCTCTAAGTTCGTAAATTGACCCAAAGCAGTCGTATAAGGTGCATAAGCGGCTTGTTGACCACCATAGTATTGACCCATAGCTTGTGAACCTTGACCCAATAGACCCGCACCAAACAACACATTTTGTTGACCATATTGTTGAGCATTAGCCGCTAATTGAGCCTCTTGTTGCACTCTAGCGTTATACAAAGCCTGTAACTCAGGAGTAGTAGCACCCAAAGTACCACCTTGAGCAACCGCTAAACCACCACGACCTTGTTGTTGCAGTTTGTTCTGCAAGTTAGCCAATTCCAACTCACGACCAGGCTTTAATAAAGCCATTTGTGAAGCAAGATAGTTTTCTGCAACCTTTTCTGGTGACTCAGCAAGATATTTAGTACCAAGGTTAAACAGAGATGTAGCGCCAGCTTGCAAAGGTGCAAACTGTGCTTGTGCGCCTTCTGCTTGTGCCAAACCTTGATTACCTAAAGCAACCAAACGATTCTGAGCCTCTAAAACACCTGGACTTGCTGTATACCCTGCGCTTGTCAATTGACCTGTTACTGGATCGACTGTGAACTGTGAAGTACCAAAGCGAGTGGTCATGCCAACGGGTCTAAATGCAGCAGCTTGTTTAGCAGCAGCAGTCTCAGTATCAATCATTGCTTGCGCTTTTTGAGCCGCTTCCCTAGATTGTTGCATCTGAAGCAAATTACCCGCAGTACCAAGACCGCCAGATATTAAATTGCTTATATTTGCTGAACCAGATGTGCCGCCTAACAACTTATTAACAACGCCAGTTCCTGCGCTAGTAAGCAATGAATTTGCTAGTGTAGAACCACCTAGCAATGATCCTGCTGTACCTGCACCACCAAGAGTTGTAGCAGCTCCTGCTGTTGTCCCCGCAACTGCACCCCCTACACCACCGCTTAACAAACCAGTAGCGGCTGTTGTTCCACCTACTGCACCCGCAGTACCGCCCAACTCAGCTAGTGTCAAACCTGTTGCAGCCGCTTCTGCTCCTAAAGCTGTTGAAGCCGCTGCTCCTGATCCAAATATGCCTGAAAAGGCTTCAGGGCCAACGATTCCAAATGCCGCACCCGCAATAACTGCGGCTTTAAGCAAGTCTTTCTTTAAAGTACTAGAAGATGCACCTTCTGTATAAAAGATAGGCTTTCCAGTTTCAGTAAATTGCACACCAAAACCAGTATTTCCTTTGCCTTCGTATGAACCAGACCAAAGGTTTCCCTTAGTTCTTTCACCATAACCAGAGACAAGTTTTTCACCAGTAACTGTATTGATGATTCCTGTGTCACCTTTTCCAACTTGAGAGATGTCTGTGATACCACTCTTGGCAAGATCATCAGCCATGTAACGAGCCGCAGTTTCAGGCTGAACATCACCCTTCCAAGCATTTGTGGTGTTCTGAGCCAATATCTGCTTAGATAACTTATCAACATTCTCAGCGTTATAGGTAAAAGAACTTATGTTCTTGACAACCCTATCTCTATCAATTCCATAGGTTTGAGCCGCAGTAATAATGTCATTGATAGAGGCATTAGGATCAAGGTAACTAAGGTCTTTTAATGCTTGTTTTACTTCTGCATCTGTATATGACTTTGTTGCCATAGATTGTCCTTGTTGTGCCGCCAATGCCGCTTGTCTATCAATCTCTTGCAATCGTGCTAATTCAATAGCATAAGCAGAAGCATTAGCCGCTAGTTGAGCAGGAGTTGCAGTTTGCTTAAACAATTGAGAGGTTGTATCCATCCCACCCCTAGCCTCTAACTCACCCAAATATGTTTGAGTTGTGATGTTGCTAGGATCAAAGCCTGGTCTGTAGGATGTTAATTGAACTTCTCTTCCAGAGGCATCTGTTACTGATTGACCTGGTGCTCTCATCAATTCAGCTTGAGCCGCAGCACGAGCCGCATCTACTTGAGCCTGAGTGTCAACTTGACCTGGCACACGACGAGCCATGTAGTCTTGAGCATTCCATGATCCATCTGGGTTAATACCAGGAGGCAACCCCAATGCCGCATTGATTTCTGATTGTGTTGCCATGATTTATTCCTTTAAGCGCCAGTATTCTGTGATGCCTGATAAGCAGCAATAACTTCAGGTGTCCATACTGTATTGCAGATTGCTACTACATTAGCAGGAACTCCTGTCAGGTCTTGTGCTGGTGTGAGGCTTAAACGATGGTAGGTTTGGCTTATTTGTTTACCATCTTCCATGATGCGAGTTGCCTCACGATAAAGAATAGTTGCATTCTCTTGAACAGTAATTTGGTCAACAACAGTTGTTTTTGTTAAAGACATTTTGATTTCCTTTGGTTAAGTGTCTGACTAAGTTATCCAACTTAGTTAATTAAACGAAATATGTGAATGTTCCTGCAACCACATCTCCAGCCGCAAAGTCACCGCCTTGTAAAGTACCCGCATTAGCCATAGCTGTGTCATCTCTTGGGCAGTTAAATACAAGGTAATAACTGCCATTGTCTAACTTTGCATATCCAACATTTACTGTAACTGTAGATGCTGGCGTATTTGGACCACTCAGGTAGGCTGTTCCTTGGAATCGTGCGTCTGTTTGTGTTGCAGGGGTAAATGGAAGCCCACCAAAGAATACAGGGCCTGAATTACCAGACCAAGTGTTAATTTGAATGAAATATGCAACCACAACAAGTCTTCCAACTTTAGTGTAAGAACCTGATTGAGTTGTGTATGTAACTGTATTTGAAGTGTTATATCCACCATCAATGTTTGGTGTCCAAGTCCCTTCTTCATAGTCATCTAGCGTATTAGCGTTTGATGATGCTGATTGAGTTGCGGGGAATGTGATGCCTGTGCCTGATGATGGAACTGCACCACCAAGACCAAAACCAAATTCGTTAATTCTTGCCAGTTCTGAACCTGCATATTTGTTAAAAACCAAAGAGGCAAATGTAAGCCTTGATAGCCCAGAATCGTGTGAAACATAAAACGTGTCATTTGAAGCATCAGAAAAAGAGGCAGATACGCTTCCAGTAACATTAACAGACGCAATGGCACGACGAACAACAAATGCGCCAAAACTGCTTGGACTTGCAGTACCAATACCAACATTACCTGTGTTGTAGTAAATATCATTACCAGTAGTTGTCCATTGGCTTGAACCAGAAGCAGTAGCCCATGACAAAGTGCCAGAACCATTAGTTGACAATACTTGTGCGCTTGTTCCATCAGCACTTGGTAGTGTCCAAGTTACATTGGAAGCAATCGTATTAGGTGCTTTAAAGGCTACATAGTTTGTGCCGTTGTCTGTATCTTCATACAGCTTTAAATTAGAACCTTCAGTTGAGTTTCCAAGAACATCTAATGCCCCTGTAAACACAGCAGCACCAGTATCACTCAATGTTGCACCAGTAGAGTTCTGAAGCAACTTACCTGTTGTGCTATCAAAGCGAGCAAAAGCATTGTCAGTAGAGGATGCAGGGCCAACAACATCACCTGATCCACCGCCACCAGATGCAGCAATAGTGATTGTTCCATTGCCATTGGTAATCGTAATGCCTGTACCTTGTGTCAAAGTGGCTTTAGCAAGGGTGTTACCTGTGCTATTACCAATCAACAGTTGACCATCTGTGTAGCTAGTCTGACCTGTACCACCATTAGCTACAGGAAGAGTTCCTGTTACGCCTGTGGACAAAGGCAAACCTGTCAAATTTGTAGCTGTACCACTTGAAGGAGTACCCAAAGCACCGCCATTAACAACAGCAGCACCCGCAGAACCTACGTTCACAGCTAGGGCAGTAGCTACACCAGTACCCAAACCAGATACACCTGTTGAAATTGGCAATCCTGTAAGGTTAGTAGCAGTTCCGCTAGATGGAGTACCAAGCACACCACCATTAACCAAAGGTGCGCCAGAAGAGCCTACATTGACCGCTAGAGCCGTTGCTACACCAGTGCCTAGCCCAGACACACCAGTAGAGATTGGAAGCCCTGTAGCGTTTGTTAAGGTTGCGCTAGTGGGTGTTCCAAGGATAGGAGTCACCAAAGTAGGTGATGTAGCAAATACTGCTGATCCTGTTCCTGTCTCATCAGTTAAAGCACCCAAAAGGTTGGCAGAACTAAAAGAACCCAAAGATGTTGCATTGCCAGTAGAGGTGATTGCACCTGTTAGGTTTGCGTTAGTAGTGACGTTACCTGCTGTCAAACCAGAGGCAGTTCCTGTGATGTTTGTGCCAACCAAAGCTGATGGAGTGCCTAGAGCAGGAGTAACCAAAGTTGGGCTATTGGCAAACACCAAAGCACCAGAACCTGTTTCATCAGTAACGGCAGAAGCCAAGTTAGCAGATGATGGAGTACCTAAGAATGTCGCTACACCAGAACCAAGACCACTTACACCTGTGGAGATCGGCAGACCAGTTAGATTAGTTGCCGTACCAGAAGCAGGAGTTCCCAATGCGGGAGTCACCAAAGTAGGACTGTTTGACAGAACAACAGAGCCTGTGCCAGTAGAAGAAGTTACACCAGTACCACCATTTGCAACGGGCAAAGTGCCAGTAATGTCAGCAGTTGAAAGGCTTACTGCATCCCATGTGGCATTAGTGCCATCAGTTTGGAGATACTTGTTTGCGTTACCTGTTTGGCTAGGCAAAAGGTTATTCAAAGCAGCAGTAGCCGTAGAAGCACCAGTACCACCATCAGCCACAGCTAAATCGGTGATGCCAGTAATCGTACCGCCAGTAATATTGGCAGAAGCATTGTCTGTTTTTGTGCCAACAGCAGTCTGAATATTGTTGAACTCAGTATCAATCTCAGCACCTTTAACAATCTTTAAAGGATTGCCAGGAGACAAATTGTCTTTTGACGCAAAGTTTGTGGTTTTGGTGTAATTTGACATGATTTACCTCTTATCCCATTTTGCCATCTTTGGCTTGAATTTCAATCTTTTGCAATGAAAAAGAAACACCTTTAATGGTTGTTTCATACCCTGTTTGGACAATCTTTCCCGCACCAGAAGCATTTGCTGTTAACGTCTTAATTGGCACACCGCTTGTGTATTCAGCAATGTTGTATTCAGCAGTGCCATATTCGTAACTTGTCTGTGATGGGATATAGACGTTCTCGGCACGATAAGCACCAGAATAATCAAAGCCCCAATTGATAGTTAAGAACTGGTCAGAGCCACCAATAACAATGGCTGTAATGTTCTTCAGAATAGAAATCTGATTAGGGTTTCCCAAGTCAGCATTGTTCGTGTAGTACGCAAATCGGTACGTTACTGTGTCATCAAGATAAGTCCCATACTTGCCGATATAGCCATTCTTACCAATATACAAGTCGCCATTACGCAAAGAACGCAAAGCAGTAGGAGCAATTGAGTCCCACTTGGTTACACGGGAAGCACCATCTTGCAATGTTTGCTTGGTATCAAAGCAGTAAACTTGGAAAGATGCGGGTAAAACAAGCAGATAAAAGGCTTCTTTTTCTGAGTAAACAGACTTCAGATTAGCCAATGTTTCGCTTGCTAATGAAGATGCAAGGTCAAAACGAACATTCTTGGACAAGTCTCGCAAAGGAGCAGACTTCTCTTGAATAGTCCTCATTAGTGAACGAACACCTGAATCTGACAAGAAAACAACGTCAGTACCAATACTTTGTATGGTATCCCTTGCTATGCAACCAATAGAGCCTACTGTGTCGCTCAGAACAAGAGATGCGGGTGTGGAAGCACCAGAATAGACAAGAATCTGTCGTTTACCAAAAATAAACAAGAAATCATTGTGAGCTGCCAAGCCCATCACTTCATCAGCACCATTAGGCCATACACGAGATACATCTAATGAGCCTGAAGTACCACCCCCCCATACATGACCTGCAATCAGATCAGAGAAGGTAATGGTTGTTTTATCAGTAGCAGTATTAGCTACCCACAAACGACCAAATGCTGAAATAGCAATGTTAGCTTGTGGAACAGTCGCTACATAACCAGACTTTTCAGAAACTCTGCGATAAGTAGTTGTACTTATAGCTGGGTCATAAATCAGAGGATCGTGACCAGTTTGGAAGAAGTATGCAATCCCATTCAAGGATGCAGTTTGCCAGTTAGATGCAGTAATAGTAGGAGCAGTACCACCACCACCATAGGTCAACTCAGTCACCGCATTAGCAGTGCCAAGTTTAAATATCTTGTTGTTGCCAGCAAACAGAACTGTAAGAGTCCCGTCAGTCTGGACTAATTCATGGATAACGCCAACATCATTAGCACCCAAAGCACCAGATGAAGAGTTAACCCTTGACCAACCTTTTCTCGCACCAATACGACCATATTGATCCAAGATGCAGTTGGTAGCAACCAAAGCAAAGCCAGCCCCTAAATCAAGGGGAGAATCTTCAGTATTCAGGCCATAAAAGCCTGGCGCTGAGAGACTGTAACTTTGTAGTTGTCCTGCCATTAGACCGCCACAAAGTTGTCTTCAGGATAACGAGTGCTTTCCATCGCAATAGCGTCAGATAGCATTCCTCTAAACAGAGCATAAGCCTCAGTAGAGTTTGTTCCACCATCTTCACCACGCTCAATCAAAGCACGAGCATAGGCACTTTGAGTAACCAAATAGTCCAAAACCTTGACTGAAGTGCCATCAGCAGACAGATTAGCCTGTGGGATGATTAGGTCAAACAACAACGTATACACGCCATTGGGGACAGGAAACAAGTCAACCTTTGTGTCGCCATTACCATCTACCCCGTTATAGCAAAACTCGCTAGGAATAGACTGTGAAGGTGTACCAAAGTTGAGTTTGCGGTTCATGTCCGCAACAGTGATGTTGTCCAATGTTATAACACTGGTAGTGTTAATAGCGTCAGTAACACGAAACTTCTGACCCGCACCTGTTAAGGCATAAGAACTTACGCCAGAACTAGTGGTGATAGTGACTGTCTGCGCCAAGGCATTCCAAGTGTAGGAATCCTCAATCTGACGCTTGGCATCATTGACAAACTTGCCAATCAAAGAAGAATAAGTTGTTTCGCCAACAGTAGATACTGTGCTTTCACGCAAGCGCACTAACACATCGTTAACAAGTTCTAAGTAGGTCATGTTCGTTGCGCTCCTGATACTTCAAATGTGGCAATAAAACTGAATGTACTTGCACTTTGAGTAGTAATTTGAATTCTATCGCCTTCTTCTAAAACGATATAAGCATTGCCATCAAACTGAAGGTATTGCTTAGATGTAAAGTCGTAATTAGTAAGAATATCCAAGGTTGTGGCAGCACTTGCGTCATACCATTGAACAGTAATGTGCTTAGTCGAACCACCAGTATTGTGAATGTACATCACAGTAAACTTGGCGTAATAACCCGTAGGAACTGTATAAACAGTTGTCAGCGTTGCGGCTGTTGGGTTAATTCCGACAGATACTGGTCTCACTTCATATTCCTCTTAGAGATCGCTTTGGCTTTAGCCTTTGCGTCTTCCTTGGACGTTGCGCCCCAAGCTCTAAGAGAAAGTAAAAGTCGGGTAGGCTTTCCATCTTTCATCTCAGCGCCAGGCATATTGCCCATTCGTGCTAAAAAGGATGCCCTACGAGGGTTATCTCCCGACTTAACTGGTGGTTTTAAATTGCCACCTGTTTCTGCATTATACGATGCTCTTCCTTTGGCATTCAAGCCCCCCTTGGGGTTTTTTCCTTCTTTTGTTTGCCAAACAGGAGATTTCATTTCTTCTTTGCGGTCTTAGCCGCAGCCTTAAATGCCGCCTCAGTAGGAGCACCTTTAGAACCAACCTTACGCATCTTTTCCTTAGAACCCGCTTTGATGCGTTCTTGTTTGGCATTGATGTTAGCGTAGAGACCTTGTTTCATTTCTTTTTAGCCTTTCCCGCCTCGGACAAAGCAATAGCAATGGCTTGTTTTGGGTTAGTGACGACCTTTTTATTGGTAGTTAACTTGCCCTTGCCAAACTCAGTCATCACTTTGCTGATCTTCTTTTGGGCTTTAGTTTTCATATCAGTACAATATCTTTGCGATGATTGTTCCAGATGTATACGCTGTGCAATTGGCTCTCAAATATTTAGGAGCATTAGCCAAAGTAACAAAGCCATCAGCCGTTAAAGCAGTGCCAACAGTGCTAAATGTTGTGCCATCAAGACTACCTTGAAGGGCAACAGTAGCAGTTGTAATGCCTGTAACGTGCAGAATTGCTGGCATACCAGCATCTACCTGAACAGCTTTAGAAGCACCTGTAGCAGTAACAGAGCTAAGAAGCGTAACGGGAGCAGTTAAAGAAGCCATTATTTACCTCGTCCAGATTTTTTCATCATGTTGGTAGCTGTGCGACCACCACGGGTAGGCATAGCTTTAGGCTTACCAATAGCAATCATGACAGTAACGGGCATAGACTTCTTCTTGCCATACTCTTTGGCTTCTTTCTCGCCTTTTTCTGTGTATGGGAATTTCTTGTTTCCAACTTGTGGCATATAAATCCTTATCGAACTAGCTTGGTTGCAATGAAAGAAATGATACCGCCAACAACAGAGGCGATAGCCATTCCAACGAAAAAGCCACCTTTAGACTTGTTTGCCATTTCTAAAAGCGTTTTAATATCTTGGCGAAGTGCATGAACTTCAGCTTGTAAAGCCTCAACTTGAGCTTCCAGCTTGCCAAATTCTCTTGGATCAATTTCCGACATTTTCAACCTCTTTCTTTGGTCTTCCCAACTTGGGTTTGTCTTCAACTTTCTTTGGAGTTTCCTCAACAAGGACGTATCCTTGATGACCTTTCATGCTATCAATATCATGCTGATAGGTAAAAGTTACTGTGTTTCCCGACTGCAAACAACGAAAAGTAGCCATAAAAACTCCAAAAAAAGGGGGGTATAAGCCCCCTTTAATTAAACTGCACGACCAATAATCAAGGTCAATGTAGTTGATGCCAAGTCTACAGAACCTGCTGTAGGGTTGTAAGTTACGATAGTAACTGTATTAGCGGCTGAAACATAGGCTCTACGAACCAAACCTGCTTCAGAAACGCCAACAGACATACCGATAACCATGTCGCCCAAAGCAACGCCTGGAACTGTTACTGTATCTGTAGCGGTTGCAGTAGTGGCTACTGATGCGCTATCAAGAGTACAAGTAACATCCCAAG